ATAGTACTATATCTATTGTATCCGCCAAACTCGTTAATTGTAAGAGACGAAGAAGGGATACCAAATATGTTTATAAGAGCTTGTATACCATTCCTAGTTCCTTTTGTTTTTAGAAGATAAGGAAGGTTGTGGTAAAGCCTTTTGTAATACTCTTTTTGTATTTGATTAGCAGATAAGGTTGAGATACTAGATGTTACATAATTGTTTATAACTTCTGAGCCTGTGGGTGGTAATAGACTTCCATCAGCGTTCCTACCGAATAAACTATAATAAAGGTTATCGGAAACGTTTGTGTTGGTATATAAGTTAATACCTAAGCTATTAAGAGCATCTCCTGCTAAATCTAAAGAAACCCCGGTATCAGGATTATTTGTCGCATTATAACGGTTTGTAACATCCTTGTAATAAATCCAAATATTATCAAAATGCTGACCGACCATATTTAAGAACGTCAAATAAGGCTGGTTACTAGAATCGTCTTGAATATATTGAGGAGTTGCATTACTTAATAAATCTTTATTTGTAGCATCGTAATAAGAAGCTGAGTATAATAAAGATACTCCTGAACTATTAGGTAGTTTAGTGGCTTTTCCTAAGAAGTTTATAGCTTGAGAAGAAGTTACAGAATATAGACTATAAGGAGATGTAGTGCTTTGTTTAGGCCAACTAAATGCTGAACCTGAGTTGTAATATAGAAAGTATTCGTAAGGGTCAAAGTTTGTTATAAGTTCTGAAATAGAGCTGCTCAGTTGTGCGATTGTAGCAGAAGATACTGCACCTCCTACTATGTTTCTTTGTTGGGCTATTTGAGCAGTATAGTTTTCTATTAAACCTACTTTATATGTAAAATTATTAACCCTTTGTACTGCACTAGAAAAATGTACAAAGTTTTTAAAATTAGTATAATCAACATTAATAGATACTGCTTTATCTTGATAGTAACTCATCAATTGATTAAAAGATGAGTTAGAAGTATTTTGTATTAAATTAGATTGATTATAGTAAGGAGTTATTTGAGATTGTCTTTGATTAACTTTTACATTAAAATTAGGACCTCTAAGAGTGTTTACGTCTACTACTGCTGCTGCCTCTACTTGAACATCTACATTATAACTAACTGATTCAGCTAATCTCTCTACTATCCATAATTGAGACTTTATATCGTATTGAGAAGGTAATGGTTCGTATAATTTAATTACAATATAAGAGCCATCAGCATCTTCGGTATAAGCAACATTTACGGCAATAATATGTTCGTTATTGCCAAAATTTAGGTAAAAATCGTTATAATAATTTAAACCTGCGACATATGCTTGATATTGATTAAAACCTGCTAATATAGAAGTATTGCTTATAGTTTGAGACGTTAATTTTATCTCTGTCCTAGAAGTAGAAATCTCTTTAATCCAATAAAAACTACCATAACTAGAGTTGAATAAGTTTCTTAGAAAATTGTATTGAACATTCAGATTACCCCTGTTATAGCCTAAAGAGTTTAAATCTTTTAAAGGATTTATATTTAGAGTATAGAAAGTGCTATTAGAAATACTCGCTAAGTTACTTGGACTGTAACTAGGGGAATTGTAAACTTTATCTAAGAGTTGGCTATTTTGATCGTAGACAAAAAACTCTACATAATCATTGGCATCACCAAAGGTTGTGTTTATATAATTAGAGGTAACAAGATTATTGTCCGAATTGCTATAAGTCTGCGATTCTACTCCGTTACCTGTATAGAGTATATTAATTATTTCTGCCATTATATTATGATGCGTTTCCTATCTGTAAATATGTTTGCGTTAAATCTATAATCTGTTGTCTTAAAGAGTTTATTTCATCTATTAATGCTTGTTTTTCTGAATCAATCACTCCGGCTCCAATATACTGCTGGCTTCTAGTCACTAAATAAGCATGTGAATTACCAGAACCTTGTATAGGTATATCGTAAAATAAATTATCATAGTACTGAAAAAACTGGTCTACAGTAATAGAACTAGCAGCAGAAGTTGTCGGAGGTGCTGTTGATACTAATTCTGAAAAAGACGTGTCAATAGCCTTTTTATAAGTATTAATACCTCTTACCTGCTTTATTAAGTTTACAGATTGTGTCATTATCTTATAACTTTAAATATGATATTATTATCAACATCTACACTCTCTCCTGTCGGTAAATCGGTTCTAATTAGTATCCGGTAATAACGTTCAGGCTCTAACCCGTTCATATACATACTGAAATAGCTACCGTTAGAATCACAGCTTATCTTAGTATAATTAGTGTCAAAATCAAAAATTACTTCCTCTGTTTTTAAATCTTGTAAAGACCAATAAGAAGTTTGAGGTAACGCTTTATTGGTAGTATAAAGTGATGATGTAGTAAAAACTCTAGTAGGATACTTATCCCTTACATTAACTCTAAAATTGTACTTATTTGTATCAGCTTTAAAAGTACCTGGGTTATTGGCTATAGTTACTACATAGTTAGTATTATTTATTACAGACAAAGAGCCTGTATTATAAGAACTATCATCCCACTTCATATCTAAAGAAGGAGGGTAAATAGTATGTGTATCTAAGCTAAAGAAACTTAAACCAATATAGCTACCGGAACTGTTTTCTATAGAAGAAGAATGTTTTAATAAAAAGCCATAATTCTGAGCAGAACCACTGAACCAAGAGTCTACTATAGTAGTGACGTTAGCGTTAATATCTTTGTTAGCCTTATAATCAAAAGACTGAGAACAAAATAAAGAAGATAAAGAACCTCCTCCGGGAGTTATGTAGTATTGTGAGTTCGTCCAATTGCTACTTCCTGATACATAAGCTGTGTTAGTATACCAACATGCTCCGTTAGTAGTAACAGGGTTATCTCCATATTTACCTGTTCCCATATCCCAAGACTGAGACATTTGGTAAATATAAAGATTATAAGTAGTGGTTAAGTTTTCAGCATTAGCTAAATACAATCTTAAGTTAGCATTCCAAGAACCTGTGGTAAAGTTCTTTATAGTAGCTAAATCATTACTACTAAATTTAACTACAGCACGTCTAATATCATCCGTAGTAGTTACAGATAATGCAGAGTTTTTAACAGACACTTCAAGTATCTCGTCTAATCCGGTGTTTTGTGTAGGAGATGCTGAGTATAGAGTTGCATCTGCTGTTGGGAATATTTTATATACTGCCATGTTGTTTTATATTACAGAGGTACAATCCTTCCTTGAATATCTGTGTTAGGGTATTTTACGTTAAATATGCTAGGGTCTAAAGAAGGGTATATTACTCCATTTAAAGTACCTGCTTGTATGTCATAAGAATATTTAGAGTAACCATTAGCTACTCCTGATATGTTTACTATTTGTACATTTTTAACAGTTTGAACTCCTGATACCTGGTCTAATAAAGAGTATAAATTAGAAAGTATGATAGGTTGATTTATCTGCCAAGCATCCGGATTAAAATAATCGGATAAAACATTCAGACATCTAGCTAATACATCCTGTCCATTAGAGTTAGGGCTTGTTATAATATCAAAATTGACTCCGATATTGATGATATAAGCAGGTTTGATGTTAATAGAATCAGTTAACATCCTGTAGTTAGAAATGTAAGTTTGTAAATTATTCATTAAACTAGTGCTAGGAGTAGATAAGTTACCTAAAGCGTCTAGTCCTAAAACATACAAACTAACTAAAACAGGATCCCTATCTACTGCATATTGTGAAGTGTAATTAGCAAAAGTAACATCATCTTTAGTTATATAAGCTTTAGCTACTTTACCAAACTCACCCGGCATAGATAAAGACCTAGCTAAGTAATCTTCTTGAGTTACCGCCCTTAATTGAGATGGAAATTCATAAAGACTATTCATTCGTAACTCTTCTATAGTATCACCGTCTCCACCTCCTGTTGCAGGATTCGCATTATTAACAGCTACAGTACTTTGAAAAGAAGTATTAGTTCCGGTAGCAGTAAAAGCTACAGGTATAGTAATTTGATTAGAGAGTACATTTGACTTAGCACCACCTCCTACTAGATAAGTTATAGTAATAGTAGTACTTTGAGGTGCAATACCATACGTTTGAGTAGTTACAAAGTTAGTAGGGTCAAAAGCAGTTTTCAATTGACTCAAACCTCCAGGAGTTAAACCTACACTTACACTATTAGGATTAGGTAATACAGCTGAATCTGCAACTGAATTTACTCCCGGACCAAACTCAATTTCTAAAGTATTATCAGACCTAAATCTAGAAACAAATCTATTAGGTACAAATTTCTTTTGAATGATGTAAGGTACTTGATTAGCGTCTGAATTAGTGTTGGATTGCTTATTCAGGATATAATCTTGTGCTAAATAAGGAACTTCATACCAATTATTATTAGAAGAGTCTACTGCAGAAACAATACCTATAATATTACTATCCTGTAAAGTTACTGTAGAAAATCTTTGAGAAGCACCGAATGTAAAAGACTGTGTTTTTACTTGTCCGGAAATGGCTTGAGTAGTCTTTTTTAACAAGTAAGATTGAGGTCTACCTATAGAATCTACTGAGTATACGGAAATATCTGTAGGGTCAGCGGATGAAGATAGATTGAAGTTAACTTTACTAGGAGCATAAAAGAATACGCTGCTGTCTATATTAGATTGAGCTTGTAAACCTTCTTGTATAGTTAAAGCATAAGTAAAATCAGGGTATTGTTGACCCATAGAAGTTATTGCCGGAACTTCTTGATACACATCTAAATCTACTATAGCTGCAGAAGATACTTTTGGCCTATATCCTAACATATAAGCCATGGTATACAGATTATTCTTTTGTTTAGCGTACTGTAAAAAAGTCTCTTGAAGTTGGTTGTCTAGGTAAAAAGAAAGAACGTCACCTACATAAGATGCCATATCTATAAACATGGTACCCGGTGAAGGTTGACTAAAGTCATTGTATACCGTAGGATAATAGGCTTTAGCATACTCTATCAAGTCATTCTTGAACGAATTGAAGTCTTTATTTAAATATTTAATAGTTTGGGTAGGCATTTGTTATTAAACGTTTTGTATTTGAATGGTAACAGTATCTTGAGTGTTCAAATTAGTTATAATATAGTCAAAAGTAATGTTGATAGTACTTTCATAATCGGACACTACTTCTATATTTTGTATCACCACGTTAGGGAAGTAGGCTTGAACTTGATTTATAATAGATTGTTTTATTTCATCTAAATTACTCTGTACCATAGGCTCAAATAACTTCCTTCTAAGTCCTATACCGAAATTTGGATTAAAAACCCTTTCCCTACGGTCTGTTAATAGGAAGTTAATCATGTTGTATCTAGTTTGATCCTTAGTTGTATATACTGAAGTAAATACATTACTAGACGCAAAAGGTACTTGAACTCCTAAGGCTGTTGAGGGTTGTAAATCTACTAACGGTATTTGACCTACTGAATATGCCATTACATTTGTCCTTTAGATATCAATTTATCCATTAAATGATTAAAATCGGGTACTGCGTTAATTTGAGTCATTTCTATTGCACTAGCTCTTTTAGAAGAAGATAGCATGTCTGTAACGTCTCCTACTGCTGCTGTATCTTTAGTGAGATACTCCATAGGGTTGGCATCCATGTTCTCAGTATTCATAGAAATAGTAGGCCATGGCTCTTCTGCATTTTGAACCATACTAGTAGCTGTCTCGTTTAAAAGTTTAGCTAAAGGATTATTACTTCCAAAAGAAGGAGCTACAGGTTTTTTAGGTTTTTTATTTAAAGTTAAAGGTAGATTATACTCTTTTTTAGCCGACTCTTGCATTGTAGGTTTTTTAGTCTCTACAGCAAGTTCTTTGAGGATATTAGGCATTTCCTCACGGATTGCCCTTTTAACTTCCTCTCTTATAAGCCTTCTTAAAGCATCTGCTTTTCCCATAGTTATAAATATTGTAGTGTTTTAAAATTATATTATATAGTTGAACTTAAATTAGATTGTAAAGCATCTTTTTTAGATTGTAAAGCACCCCTTACTCTAGTCCTTAAGTTTTTGGTACCTTTTAATTTGTTAGTATAAGCGTTAAGTCCTATACCGGAAGTAGTATTCTCATTGTTAGGTGAATCTAAGTTATAATCAGTATCTAAAGTAAGGTTATCTAAAGAAATAGGGTCTCCTTTTAAGAAATTAGAAGCATCATTTATTATAGATAAGTCATTAGCAGTCAATATGTTACTAGTGCTATTTGTAATACCTTTTGAATTAAGAAGGAGGATTACTTGCTCCCTGATTACGTTATCATCTGAAGCATAAGTAGGGTCTGATTGTACAACTACTATGCCATATTGGTCGTAAGCTACGCCATATCTCCTTGGTATTCTATACTTTTGTATCTCTTTATCTGTAATTTCTTCTACTAGTATTTGAATAAGGTATCCGGCATAACTGTTATTGGAAGTGGTTAAGTTAGTTTGATAGTTATTGAAAAAGTCTGTAAAATATTGGTTTTTACTAATTAAGCTATCTAATGTGGATGAGGTATTATTTAAAAGAGCATCTTGTGCATCATTTGAATTTCTACTACAAGATTTTAATTGAGCTACAATATTAGCTAATTTTTGAGTTGTAGAGTCTAATAAAACTAAATATCCTTGTACATAAAAGGTTATCTTTTTAATAGTTTTACTCAGCTTACTCAAAGATACTATAGTCTCTTTAATATAACTTAATAGCTTTTGATATTGACTAGAAAACGTAACATTAACGCCCACTGTAACATTAATACCAGGAATAGGTAAGGTCAATAAAAAGTTAGCAACCAAAGTAAAGACTTTAATAACTGCTTTTGTAATTGTAATTACTATTTGCAATAAACTTAAACTATTTGCTACAATACCTAAAGACTGGTCTATTATTGTAAGAGTGTCTAAAGATGATTGAAGTACATTAATTACATTATCATTAGGTTTTAATATTTGGTCTAGTTTTTTAATAGAATCAGATAAAGAGTTATTTATAAACTTATCTGAAAACTTAGAGAACGAAGCAGGACTTTGTAAAGCTATTAATAAATCACAAACAGTTTTTACATCATTTACCTTTTTAAGTATAGCATCTATATCTTTTTTACTTGCGGTAGTTACGGTTGCGTGGTTTGTAATATAGATAGAAAACTCGTCTATAGTATTCTTTGCTATAGTTGTTATAGGGTATGATATATTAATCTGTGAACTTGCTAAATAATCAGAAGAAGTTATTTTCGTACAATTACCAAGAAGTGCTGATAATATAGCTTCTACTTGATCTCGTATAGTTGCAATATCTTTAGCACTATTATAAACTAAGTTAAAAAAATTAATAATGTTACTTATATCGTAAGCTACTTTTTGTATCTTCCATTTAGGGTCTGTTGAAGCAGGATTAGGATTAGGTGTAAAAGTACTCTGAGCATTATTAATAGGATTAGTTAGACCGCATAAATCCACTTCTGAGAGAATCTGTAGTACTAGTAAAATACCATATTGCTTATAATCCGGTTGTTTCGAATTACTACTACTATCTCCGTTACCATGAAACAATGCAAAGAACTTATCACGAAGAGTTTTTAAAGATCCTTTTTGTATAGTCAAATTTAACTTGTCCAAAGCATTTGTTACATCATCCGGAATAGCACTATCTATACTACTAGCTATACTTCCTAACATCCTTAACCTAGCAACATCAGGATTAGTATTATACCAATTCGTAGTTGAACTTAAACTAGAATTTATAGTACTTAAACTAGAACTATAAGCATTATTTGTCATGGTTATATCGTGAAGGTGTTAGTTGATAAAATAGTAGGTTGGTCTCTATTCAATAACTGTATTAATTCTTCAGCTTTTAATTGCAAAGTAGTACCGGCAGCAATAGGATCATTAGTTTGAAGCTCAGTTGCTGCTTGTTTTATAGCTATTAATAAGTCTTGTAGCATATAAACTAATTGCTTTCCTAGAACAATAGGCTCCCCCTCAGATTCTGCTTTGTGTCCTAACTCTATCTTAGGAGCATCTATTAGTACTTTTTCTTTGGAATCTAAATTTATAGTCTGTACAGAAGATAAACCTACTGTACCTTTGCCAAATAGAAATACCCCATCAGTTTTAGAGTGTAAAGTAACTCTGTCTGAGGTTATTATTACTTGATTACCTTTATATGGAAAGCTCGGTTTTATCATCCTAGTGCGTTTTTATCTTGAGTAGCAGCATCTATACTGTCATTTGAAACCGGTTTATTGTAAATGCTTATAATAGTTTGCTGAGTATTATTTACTACTATGCCATAAGAGTCTTTAGGAAAGTTATTGATATCTTCTAACACTATCTCTTGACCGGATGTTAGGTATATAGAGGCTTTATCAGTATTAATATCTTCTACTGTAGATGCAAATTTATTAAGAGGGTCAACAACATCTCCTTGTCCGTTACGAATGATAGTTATAGGTGAGCCATTTTCCCCGGAATTAGACCATGGATTAGCAGAGTTAAAATTACTAATGGTAGAGCTGAACCTTATTGATTGTCCATACCTGCCTTCTATTATGGAATCTCCCTCAAAAGGCGTTAATAACCTCCATCCCATTTCACTAAAAGTATAACCTTTAGGCATTTCAACGTTACCTAAAGATGACTGACCCTGATAAGTAGGCTTTTGTGCAAACTTAGATAAAAAGTTATAATAATCGTTTAAATTAGGAAAAACGTTGTGATTAACAGCGTTCCAAATATTATAAGGGGGAAAGTAATAAGAAGTTTGGTTATTAAAATTATCGTTTAGACCTGGAGAAGGACCAGTCAATATGAGTACTACTTCTCCTATAAGTGGGTATTGTTTTGTAAAGCTAGATATAGGATAAGCAGGTTTTATACCGGAATCTCCTGAAGTTATATTCCTAGAAGAGTATAGCAACTCGTAAGTAATTTTACCTATGTCTGCAGGAGTAGAATAGTTAGGGTTAGGAGTAAGACTATTATCCAAATAAGGGCCTAGTACAATAGTTAGAACTCTACCTATTATATAATACTGCCCTCCACTACTTGCTATTTCAGAATCTTTTTCTCCGTATTGTGCTGCCATTACCCTATAAGTTTATCATCTTCTTTAGCAGTCGTAACTATATCACTAAATAATTGGTCTATATCTTTTTGAGTTAAAACACTATCAGAAGCCTCAGAGCTATCCCTTTTACTATTTGCTTCAGCTGCTTTTTGGAATATTTGAATCATCTTAAATAGAGTTTCATCATTCTTAAGACTAGAATCAAAGAAACCCTTCAATAAAGGAACTAGTATAATAGCATCTCCCGGATTAGTTACCATTTCAGATACTCGAGTAATCGCCTCTGAAATCTTCTTATCTTGGTCTTTTTGCTTATTATATACCTCTTTTACTAAATCTTCTACTGTTTTATTCCCAAAGACTTTTTGATTTAAATCCATATGGTTTTATATATAAATACTAACAATCCCTATTTTCTATAAAATCATTAAGTATACCTTTGTAGATAACTTTCATAGTTTTAATTACCTTTGTTATAGTACTAGAGTGGGCATCCGTCATTTCTCTGACGTATATGAACAATGCTTTTTTATTAAAGATATCTATTTGGTCTCTCTTTTTGAACAGTTCTAAAATAGCATCTGCAGCTCTAATCTCTTCTATAGAATCAAACAAGTCCATAAGATTAAAATCTACATACTCAATAAAAGTCTCTATTACACTAAGCCTATCTATCTCTATGGAATCAGTTACAATAAGTGAATTTAAAGTACGTTCCTCAGTGTTAACGTAGTCTATATCCACTTTGTTTATAAGCCTATTGTAGTTCTTTTGATTATAAGTTATCAGGTACCTTTTAGCAATAGTACCAAAATAAGAATAAGCTTTACCCTTATCTTCTTTATAAAGGTCTAGTTTCTGAAGTAAAAAAGATATTACTTCAAACTTAAGATCTTCCAAATTATCCACCTCTGTATGGTAAAACTTAAAGGTATGGATAATGTTCTCTACGAGTTTATAAAAAGAGCGATGTATTTCTTCAGAATAAATCTTATCCCTCTCTGATTGGTCGGTACAGATTCTATATCTAAGAATTGCATCTTGTGTTTTTATGTCAAAATAGTCTAATTTCTGTTTAGCTTTTCTCTTCCTTGGTTTTCCTCTTTTAGTTAATTCTACTTTTTTCTCTAATTCATCTAACATTTATATATCGGTATATTTCTTTATATCGCCTTGGACCTGTTTTACATTATCAAACAGTTCCATAAGAGAAGGGTCGGATTGAACCCATATAGTAGAGTCTATCTTTTCTATAACTCTATCTAAACTCTTCATGTTGTTGACCATCTCAGCTATAAAGTTACTTTGCTTTATTGCAAGGTCTTCTAACTTTTTATTCTTACTATATAGGTTAAAAATAACCCAACCTAATATGAGAAGAATCCACGGTAACGTTAATAAGTATATCATATTATTTTTCTACTTTTGTTGATAATAAATCTGCTTGATGCAAAATATAAGGTAAGTTTGAACGAAGTTGATTCTCCGGAGAAGGAGGCATTAAGTACACCTTATTAGCTTCTTCATAAAGACCATCGTGTATTTTTATAGCAATGTATTCATTTTCAGTCAGTTGTATACCTGCTTGCTGAAGACAAAATATGCTCTTATCAGCAGTTCTCATAAAAGTAACAGAGTTATTATAAGTATAAACTTTACCCTGATTCTTAACATGCCATTCTGAAGTATTAGGTATGTAAAAAGGTGCATCATCAGTACCTAGTTTACCTAAGTCATGATTAATAGCTGAGAATACTAATTCTTCAGTAGTATGAAGTTTATCCTTTGTATTAAACTTATCCCATACTTTATCTAGTATTAGAGCAGCTTCAGTAACCCTAATAACGTGGTCTATATATCCTCCTGCAAAGCAATTATGGAAATTAATATTAGCTGAAGCAGGTGATGTACATAAAGTAAGTTCTCTAGATTTGTAGAAGTCTACAAGCTTATCTCTCCGTTCATTAGCCGGAAGGTAAGTGTAAATTAATTCATAGAATCTTTCTAGTTTTTCTAGTATTTCTTCTTGTGTTAATTTTTTCATAACTATAGTTTTTATTTATTTAATTTGTTTTTTAAATTATGGAATATATCAGTAACATTTAATCCTGAAGTAAGATATAATTTATCTTTAAGAAAAACTTCTTTGTTTAATAAATTAAAATCTGTACCTGAATAGTATATGTAGTTATTCTTAGTCTCTGAATCTACTAATACTAACATAGGATACATACCTGTTTTAGTATAAGACTCTAATTCATCACATAGTCCAGAGTCTTTATCACAAGGTACTTCTGTAAATATAATGTTTTCTTCTTTAAGAAGTTTAACTATTTCAGAACATCTACTGCATCCTTTTAAGGTAGCAACTATTATCTTATAATTAATCATCATTACTTTTATATTCAGGATCTATTTTAGATAGTATATTGTTCCAAAAAGTAACATCTGATTCAGACATATCTTTTAAAAATAAGTCTAAAAAAAGATATATATTATCTAAATCTTCTTCACTAATATTACTTCGTAACTTCTTTAGTTCTTCTTCTTCTTTTTCCATCTTTCTTCTTTCTACTTAGTTACTTTTTTAACTATTTAGTACTTAGAATTCAGAATAAAAGAAAATATAAAGGTATGTCGACCTCAGGATTTCTTTTAAACTGGCTCCCTTTTTCAGAAAAAGCTTATAACTTGGCTACCTTAGCGGGATTTACACCGTCGGATGAGTCCGATATTCAACCAAGCCTTTCACAATCTCTTATATCTATATACCTGAAGCATTATACTTAACCTTAGCTCCGGGTAGAAGCATTACTCTAATAGTCTACTTACGACTTCTGGATTCACACCAGGCTATCTAAATAGAGACATTAGTACTTCTTTAATATGCTAATTTACATAAATTATTTGAAATAAAATAAACTTTCTTAAAAATAGGTAAATTTATTCGAATAATCTATATTTGCAAAATGGATAACTCAGCATTAGTATTAGGATTGCTCCAAAACATATTAGGAGAGGGGAAAGGTTCCAAAAGCACAATGGATTATGCATTTTATTGTCCTTTCTGTAAGCACCATAAGCAAAAGCTAGTAGTAAACATAGAGACCGGACAATTTCACTGTTGGACCTGTAACCCTCCTACTAAGGGTAAAACCCCTGTTTCTTTACTAAAAAAGTTACACTGTGATAATAATTATATCCAGGAAATGAAAAACTACTTTCCTGAAGACAGTACAAGGGTTATTAAAACGAACAATAATATTAAAGTATCACTTCCGGAAGAGTTTATAAGTCTTTTAGAATCAGATAGTACTATAGAATTCAGAAATGCGAAAGCTTATCTTAAAAAAAGAAGAGTTTATGATACCGATATTATGAAGTATAACATAGGTTTTTGTAAAAGTGGTAGGTATAAAGATAAAATTATAATACCATCCTATGATTCAGAAGGTCAAGTTAATTACTTTATAGCAAGATCTTATGGGGATTCTTCTAGATTCGATGCACCTACTTGCAGTAAAAACGATATTATAGGTTTTGAGTACTTTATAAACTGGCAAGTACCTGTAATCCTTTGTGAAGGTCCTTTTGATGCTATTGCCATTAAGAGGAATGCAATACCTTTATTTGGTAAAAGCATCTCTACTGCTCTTATGAAAAAGTTAGTCGAATCCGAGGTAAAAACCGTATATTTAGCCTTAGATAAAGACGCTCTTAAAGAAGCAACGAAGTACTCTCA